CGCATCTACTCCACCTTACGAGTCCTTTCGGACTCAGCCTCGATTAAAATCGAGACACCCAGGATCACTCATCCTACTATTTCTAGTAGGGGGTGACCCACCTGAGCTTGATGTAGACGGCATCAGGACGTCCAGCACGTTCTAAATGTCCTCTCTCCAAGGGTTCAAAGCCTTGATTGAGAAAACACTTGAGCAAGGCACCAGGCCCCTCCAAATAACTAGGAGGTGGTCTGCCTACTACTACAGCAGCCTTGACAAGAGGTAGCTGTAGGTTCGAACACTGTCTCTCTGAATCGTATGATCCAAAGAGATCGTGTTTACCAAGCCCCTGAGAACGAGGAAGAACATAAGGAAAAGGAATAAACCTTTCAATATGTCCATCCAAGAACTCGACGGCCTCTTCAAAGCAAGCAGCGTTAAGCTGGTTGCGGAGAGAGACAGTAGAGATAATCTCAGGAACGTGACTCCGTCGGGAAGGGAGAAGATGGCGTACCTTGACAATTGATACGTCATGGCCGTCATAATACTCCTTTCCGCAAGACTCTCTGAACTTTCCAGTCCAGAAAGACTTGCTTTCGTTAACTACAAGACCAAAATCTTGTAGAGTGGAAACGACGGAATGCACAAAGTCTACGGGGACAATAATATCGTCTCCATAGACCCGCACCTTACCTCGGAAGTCCAAAAGGTCTTCCCTGGTAAGTGGGCGTCTTAGCTCCTTTTCAATCCCATAAAAGACTAGGGTCAAAAAGACCATAGCCTCAATAGGAAAGCAAAGAGCTGAACCCATAGACGCGAACTTGGACAGGCGAATAACGCCATGCCCAGGCACATCAGCCTTCCGACTTCTAGTTGCATCTAAACCCCTGGAAAACCAGGTGAATGGTGCAAATAGGCATCGTACGAGCTGATTCGAAACTCTATCGGAAGCTTCACTCAAATCGAGTGTTGCAAGGTTCCCGTTAAGAGAACCTTCCTGAGCCATGAGCTGATTAGGCTCTTGATCTCGGAATCCGATAAATGAACTTGAGAGGCTGTCAGTCCTCTCAAGAACGTACACGAGCTCACGCAAAATTGCCTGCTGCATATATTGCATTACAGCAGGTTCAATTGCAATGATTCGTGGAGTTTTGAGTGTCTTAGGCACTGTGATAACCCTAACAGGCATCTCAGCGCCAGGTTCAGTCAACGGAAAAGGTGGACTCTCAAGAAAATGAGACACACTTGGAAAGAGGAATTCAGAAAATTCGAATACCTCCTGCAAGCGTTCAGTCCACGACCGAAGTTCGTACTTAGAGTTCCCTCTAATACGATCAGCGGTCGCGCCTGGTCCATGTTTGGGAATGAGGTCACCTTCATAGATCTTTCGATCTACGTAAGGGAGGACATCATTTCCAAACAATGTCATTGCAACTTTTTGAGCACGACGATAATCGTCATAATCAATCTGTTGGTCTGACTCCTTAAGTTGACGTTCACACTCGACATAAGCGTCAAAAGCTGCACTTTCCCGAGCATCACTGCAAGGGAGATAAGTTTTGCCAAACAGGTTGCAAACCTGTCGGACAGCCCTTATCGCATCAATTGACGGAGAGTCGAGAAGACGCCCATCACCAGAATTGAAAACAAGGCTGGTAAAACCTGAGAGGAATCTCGGGAGATACCCAGACTTCACATAACCTGCGAAGTCTGATGAAGCTACCGCTCCTTGGTCAAGACTTTTTTCGAAGTCTTTTCCAAATTGGGGTAAGGTTATCGTTAAAAACGATAACCCCTCGTTTTCAACCCTCGCAAGGATCTTTTTGAAATCCTTGCTGGTGCTGGTGCAACCCTGTGTACCCAAATCATTGAGTACACATTGCAAGAGTAGCAAATGGCTTTTCACTGCGTCCCTCCTTTCAGGGGGTAATGCAGTCCATCGCCAATGCTATGATCCTAGTTCCGCTGCCCCCCTGGAAGGAAGATTCCTTCCAGGGGAACAAGGGAGCATCGTTTGGTTTTACTAAGTCTTAGCTCTCTCCATCAAGGAGCTTGCCAAGGTTAGTGTAACCAGAAGCAGACAGCCAATCACAGAAACCAATTGCAATGTTTCCCTGATCGGCACGGGTAATCCCGACGTTCGGTACATCTGCCACCAAATAAATGGAGGCCGAGTACGGAACGTTAAGGGAACTATCCATAACGTCTGCCGCGATGACCTTGTAATCAAGGCGGGCTGTTCGTCTCGTACGCTTAGCATAAGCATGCGAGAGGTTCAGGCTGTAGATACCGTCAACAGTACGAAACTGTCCGGTATCAATACCGCTGCCAGTCCTCTTAAGGGACTTAGCAACCGCATTGATTGTAACGGATTGCGGATCGGCTAGCACTAGCGCTACTCCTGACTTAACCGGAATGAATCCGGACTGCTTAACGACTTGTTAAGCAGTTGTTTGGAATAACGTATCAGCATGTCTACTGATACATCATTCCACGGTTGCCCCTGGTTAAACCAAGGGCTCCCAGGATGGCCCATTGCTTTGCCGAAAACGACAAAGGGTCAAGGCCAAATCCATAAGGTGATGCCTTTAACCTCTTCTTCACCGTAGTGGTGAGGGTTTGGGTACCGCGAATTTCTTTGCTACCACGCTTCGTGATAGCTCCGTAAGTCGCGTACGATTTACTATGGCTAGTTTCAGCCATAATATAACCGTAAGGCATTACAAGGCCGTCTTCTGAAAATGCACTAACATTAGAGACGACGTCTCCAATATTGGTGAACCAGTCGACGGCCCAGGACCAAGGAGTCAAATTCCATACCTCATTAGGCGTAAGCCTAACGCCATATAGCTTTTTAGCTATAGCAAGGTCATGTTCCATCGTACCCATTTTGGGCAGATAGTACGTGAAGGATCCGGAAAACCATATACGCGTCTTTAAAGTCGTGTATGTGATCTTTGTCCCCTTGTCCCACCAGTAGCCCACTTTCAATGCTGGGGATGGCAAAAAGTCATTCTCAACATCTACTTCGTGGGTTTCTGATATGGGAAATGTGAAACGTCTGCGTAGTGGTACTCCAGAATGTGCTTCATACTGTTTTACGATCTCATCAGATCGTTCAACAGTCTTGGCAAAAGACTGGATATCGGAAAGTAAAGGGAGCCAACCGAACTGGTAGTTCAAGTACTCTTCGCCCGCTTGTTGCGCACGAAGAGTCCTCGCTTGCCAGGTGTTGACTCCCACTATGGAGGGAATTCCTTCACTCCGTAGCTCTCCGAGACTTACCACTGCACTGTTCAATGGGTTGGTAGGCAGGACATTGGAAATCGCGGTCGTCCCAAGGGCAATCAGATCTTCATCTGATACCTCATGGGGGATCGGGAAATCCTCGTCACTCACCTTCTCCGAATGCGGAAAATAACTTCCAAAGAAGTTATACGCACTCGCGTTGGTGTCTGACTCAAAGGTCCGATTGAGCATGGGGGGTTGAATAAACTCCTCATATTCTCTACGGACCACCCGAAAGGTGCCTCCGATATCAGCCAGACCCTTACCAAGCTTTCGGTAAGGATGGCCTTGTGATATCTCGAGCGCCTGTGTCCCATATGCCTTCTGACTCCAGAATCTCGGAGCGATTTGCGGATGCTGTTGAGTGTGGTCCGGAAGACCGGTCCACTCCTCAGCAGTAAACGGTTCTCGCAGAGATTCATAGAGCCATTTAGACACGTTTCACTTCCTCCTTATGGATTGCACACAGTCTATATGGTTATATAGAGTGTGTGTAACTTGCAACCACCATGATAGGTTAAAACCTATTTTAGGTGGAAGGGTGTTGTACCGAAGTACTGGGTGCCCC